AACGCAGCATCAGTTCAGGCATCGTCTTCCACTTGCTGCCGTTTTTGTTATACCAGCCCTCGGCTTTTGCCATATCGATAGAAACCATCGGGCCTTCTAATCGCTCGCCTGCTTTGTCAACTGCCCAGGCAACGCAAGAGCGGGAATCGCTGCCCTTTTCGCCAGTCATCTCGTAACGCAAAGGCGTAAACTTGCCGCTGGCATTGATGCAGGAAATTAGGAACTGACTCGACCACGCTGGTCGTCCGTGGACGATGTAAAGGTTTTGCATAACCGCCAAAGGGTTCGCCCCGATGCGGTTCGCCATTTCGAGCGCAATTACCGTGTCGGCTAAGTTCTCGCGGTAAGTTTGCGGAACTATCGTGCTGCTAGTAAGCAACTTAGCCATGCGTTGAGCGGTTTCAAAAGCGGCAGGAGAGCTAAACGCCCCGGCACTTTGTACGGCCAGGTTGGTGTTGGTTTCGGTTTCGAGTTTCATGTTATTTTTCGGGTTATTCTGCTTCAACGTATTTGGGTAAATTTAGCTGCTTAACTTCCTCGCCGTAGGCCGGCCAATGATCCTCGGCTAGGCAACGCGCAAACAAAGCCAGCGTGCGGCTCATGTCGGCGCGGCCTTTAGATAAAAACTCAGGAGAACAATTAAAAACGTTGACTGCGTGCGGCGGCTTTTGCTCGACGGCAACAAATCTGAACTCGCTGCGCTCCTCGCCAGACAGGGCGTTATACAAGGCCAGATACAAAGCCGCCTGAATGTGAAACGCAGAATTGTAAGCCGTTCTTGCAAACTCACGCTCGCTTGCGTCGTGGGTTGTTTTTAGATCGCACAAATAATTTTTTGCCGTCGGCACAAAATCCATGCGGCAACGCACGTCAACGGCGTTGCTGGTGTCGTACCCCACGCACGAAACCTCGGCTTTGCCGTTACTGAAAAGAACGCCCGCCTCCGTGTGTTTTGCCACGGCTAAAGCCATTCCCATCAGCCCGTTGTATTGATCGGCGGAAACAACTGTTTTGCCTTCTTCTACCTGTTTAGCCCGCCACTCCTTACAAACGGTGGCGTTGTAGTTCCACGGTTTGCCCGCAGCATATTCGGCTGGCGGCACAACTAAATTGGGCAGCGGTTTTTCTGGTTCGAGGATTAGGGCGTGAGCAAGCGTCCCCAAACGCATCGCGTCGGTTTCTTCTCGCTCGCCGTCCAAATCGGCTTTCAAGTGTGCCGGGGTAGATTGCCAAAGCTTTCGCAGCCTTGACGCGCTTGCGCCGGGAAGCGCGTGATATTCCGCTGCTGATAGGTTTGAGTAGATGCCTGGTTTCATTTGTCTTTGTTGTTGGTTAATCCGCCTGCCGCCTCCGCGACCACTGCCCCACCCGCCCCAAGCCGGGTCGCCAGCCGTTGCGGACGGCCCGATCAATCTTGGCAACGATTTTGCGAAGCTGTTTGCGGGTCATGTCTCTAATCAGTTTCGATCTGATTCGTTCACTATTTGGATTTGCGTGCTACTCAGCACATCTTTCAGCGCAAGCGCGAGTTCGTGTCCAAAGATCTCAGCGTTTAATGGGCTCACTATTTGGATTTGCGTGCTACTCAGCACATCTCTCAGCGCAAGCGCGAGTTCATGTCCAAAGTTCTCAGCGTTTGATGGGCTGAATGTCGTGCTATGCCTGACTGCATCTGCCAGCACCAGGATGGCTGCGGCAGTGTCATTGCATCCGGTCTTGTCTTTTACTTCTATGTATTCTTCCACTGTTAGGTTCATGGTGTGTAGCTAGGTTGGGGTCATAAAAGACCCTCCGCACCGGCCACTACCGGGCGGAGTATTGGCAACTGTTTCGCTGCCGCACGTCTCAGCTTGTGCAGGGCTTGCCATTCAATTTGGCGTGCTCTGTCTTTGCACACGCTAAATCTGTCTCCACATTGCTCTAGCGTTTTAGGCTCGCCTGTAAGTCCAAAGCGCATTTCGATTACGTTGCGCTCCCGATCAGTGAGTATTGACATCGCAGCAAGCACCGTATCTTCGGCTTCGGTGCTTTCTGGCAGAGCAAGCTGGTCGTAATATGTTTGTGCCGCCGCAAGTTCGAGAGCCGTCACATCCTTCGTTTGCTCTATCGTTATCCGCTTTGGAAGCCCTCGAAAGGTTTCCGGCCATTCTTGCGTCGGGTCGAAGTAGATGCCGTGTTCCCCAAGCACGCGCTGGATTGTGTTAGCCTCTTTCTCGGTTGGCCGCTGTTGCAGGTTAATGATTTTTCCGATAGTGGTCGGGCGCATACCGCATTGCCGGGCGAGTTCCGATTGCGTCCACTCTAGTTGTTTGAGCACCGCCCACAGTGAGCCGTGCTTAAATTTCGTGATTGCTGTAATTTTCATGTCATAAAAAAGGCTCCGCACCGGCCATTACCGGGCGGAGTTTTGGCGGCTGTTTCCATACAGCGACATCGCTGTCGCTGGACGCATTATGCGCAACCGTCAAAGTCTCTGGGCCACAATCAGGGCAGAGCGTGTAGCTAACCCGGCAAGCCACCGGCAGGGCTATTTCGCTTTCTTGTCGCCATTGGCGATCTATGCAGCGAATCCGTCGGCAGCGCGGGCATTGCGTGGCCATCAAATCTGCCAGCGTCGGGTTGGTGATCCGTCCGCGCTCAATCCCGCATTGCTGGTCGGTCACGCCATCGGCGCGTAACCACAAAAAGAACAGCGTCAGCAGAAGCCCGCCGATGAGTGCGATTAAGGTTTGGTCGCTCATGTTTTCTTGGGTTCTTTAACAATGGGCGCAAGAGCTAAAACGGCTTCCGAAATTGAGTGAACTACCGCGACCACCGCCCCCGCGAGTTGACAACGTAAAAGTTCGCCTGCCTGCTCTCGCGTCTCTTTTTTGCCTGGTCGTTTAACTTCCAAAGCGAAAGGCTTGCCCAAAATCCAGCCAGTGAAATCAGGCGTTCCGGCGCGGCACGTTGTTGGCTTGTCCATTCGATGCCACACGAAATAGCAATCAAGCCCTAGCCCGTTGAGGTACGCCGCGATTGCCTCTTGAATGACCGCCTCGCGCAGCGTTGTAGCCTTGCGACTGCTTTGCCGAGCTTGTTGCGTTGAAGCTTTAGCTTCTCGCCGTCGCGCTTCATACGCCTCAAGCTCAAATTGGGAAAACCTAACCATGGCAACAATCAAAACGGAACGTCGTCTTGCGTGGGCTCAACAACGGGCAATGGCGAAGTGATTTGCCTGACTGAACTTGGCATTGCCACCGGCCCGGTGGATTCACCGTCCCGGTTGCCCCCGTCGAGAAAAATAAAAGACTCCAATACAACGCCGAGACGACTGCGCTTTTGGCCGGTCTGTTTGTCGTCCCATTGGTCAAGCTTTAGCCGGCCCTCGACCAGCAACGCCCGACCCTTGCGAAGAAACTTGCCAATGACCTCGGCCTGTTTGCCAAAGGCGTCTACGTCCACAAACGTGACCTCCTCGCGTTTTTGCCCGTCGCCGTCCGTCCAGTTGCGGTTGAGGGCAAGGCCCAGCTTGCAGATAGCCATGCCTTTAGGCGTGGTGCGGCTTTCGGGATCGCGGGTAAGATGTCCTGCAAGTATGACTTTGTTTAACGAATGCATGGTTTTGTTGTTGTTGGTTGTTATCTGGCCACGCGCTGTTGGCGTTTATGCTCGTCGCAAATGTCGGTGAAGATGGTGTATGGCCAATCGTAGACAATCCGCCAAGATGTCTCAGTTCCACATTCGTAAGCCGCCCACCCTCCCTCAGGTTCAATACCCGGCTCGCGAGCATGGCGACGGCACTGGCCGTAGCTATCGCCCACCAGTTTGGCCCAAGTCTTTCCTGGGTTGCGTTCTTTCCAGTGCCAGTGGCGACATGATCCACAGCAGTTTCCAAGACTGGCTAACAAGGCTTTGCTTTCAGGTTGTTCGTTGGACTTTTGCATATTCACGATTTGGGTTTGGCTGAGTCGCTGGGTTCGAGTCGCACCGGTTGTTCAGCTTGGGCGTTAAAATCGGCACTCACGCACACGCCGTTCACCTTCTTTCGCATGGTTTTGTAAGGGGTGTTGTCCATCAACCAACCGTCCTCGCCAAAAACAGACTTTGCTTGTGCCAGGTCGTAAACGTGGACAACGGGCAAGCCTTCGCAAAGCAACGGGTGCGAGCAAACTAGATCAAACGGAGTGCATTGCTCTTGAATGAAGCTAATGAGTTGTTCTTGAGCGCGAATCGTTGCGCGACAGTCAGCTAACGCTTTGGCAATGTTTTTTTGCGGTGTGTTCATACGAGCTTGTAAAACGAGTGAACTAGTCCGGCCTCGTCGCGGTGACTTTCTTGCGCGATGTCCAGACCTCTTTTGCGAAGATCGGAAATGCGCGAATGCACCGCAAACGCCCCCGACGCACGCCACAAATCGGGCATAGCAACCCATTGGCCGCGACGGGCTTCCAAAGCCGCTTGAATGCGATCACACTGGCTGGCTCCTCCGTTGTTCAATGTAAACTCTCCTTGGTTCATCGTTTGCGCCTCCCGTTTTTGTAGATAAAAAACCCTGGCATCACGTATGCGCTCAGGTTTTCAAGTTTTCGCGTGTATCTAGCGGCGGTTTTTTGTGCCTTAAGCAACGAGTCAAACTGCTGCTGAAAAAGCATCGTTGAGCTTTCAGCGTGTAGATATGTCACGCAGTAACTCAACGGCCACCCCCTTGCGCTTGGTATTGCGCGAGTAAGCTGGGCAAATGAAACCGAACCGACCTGCCAAAATTTACTCCTTTAATTATGCCCGCAGCGTTGAGTTGCTGGACGTAGTTTTTAGACAATCGCAGCGCGGTAGCGGCATCGTCTATCGTTCCGAGGGCAACCCCGTTCGCCACATCGGGCGCAAGGGTAGGCCACTCGCGGAATTTTCTTGGCTTGCTCACAATTTGAAAAACAAGTGACCGCCGACAACCGCCACAGGAGTTTTCCCCTTTGACCAATACGGCGAGACAGACTTGGTATGGTAGTGATTGGCCAGCCCAACCGTGGCGACGGCAGCGGGCTTGCTCGCCAGATCAAGTGCTGACTTCCACGCCGTGCTTGTCTTTGCGCGGGCGACAAGCTGCTCAGGCGTTGTTTGGTTCAGGCATGAAAATTGCTTTTTGGCGGTTACAACTTGCCACTCGGTCTGCCTTCTCTCCACGGCGCGAACCTGTACTACCTCACGCACAGCTCGCATGCCAGCAACACCATCCCCTGCGGCCTCGGCCACCAGCACGGCGGCGACTAGCTCTTGACTCGTCGGCTGCGCGGCGTGCGTTGACAAAGCAGCCAGTGTTATTAGCAATGAGTTAAGGTAAGCGTTCATTTGGGAGTCATTGCCGACTTTTCCTCAGTCCAATCTGAAACCATCTGGCTCATCGATTTGCCAGCCGCCATTGCCAGCGCGTAAAGCTTCCGCTTTAGCTCAAGGGGGATGACGAGGTTTAGTTTGCGCGGGTTTTTGTGAATTTTCGGTCTAGCCATGCGCCCATTAAACGCGCATTAAATGCTATCGTCAAACATTATTTGACACCAAATAGTTTTTGGCGCATTAAATAGGTATGGGTAGACCTAAAGAGAAAAACGCCGTGCGCCTGCATCTGTCGGTGGACGCCAAAACCTATGAGCGGTTGTCGACTTTGGCGGCGGCGTATGGCAGCAGCAAAAGCCGTGTCATAGACATTCTCGCAACCAAGGCGGCGGCGCGGATCAGTTCCACTTTACCGCCTGCCGAGTTAGTTGCCGCCCCGCTTGTCGAGGCCGCGCTGTCAAAGCGCGTGAGGAAACCTCAAGCTGACGCACCCAGCGGCGAAGCTTCTGTGCCAGCCAAAGCCGGTCAAAAGGCGAAAGCCGTCCGGCGATGACTTCTAATTCAGGTTCAAGCGTTACACGTTTGCGAGGTTGTTTGTTCATCGTCACATCGTGCTGCAATAGCACGGACAAATGCTGTCTTAGCACCTAGAATTGACTGCCAACAAAACTGCCAACAAGCTTGCCAGCATTGAGAAACCCTAGGAAAAACAGCACATTTGATTACCTTGACACGGTAGGGGTCGCAGGTTCGAACCCTGCACCGCGCACCATCCTTTTCTTCCAATGAAACCCCCGAAATGCTTGGTTTTTGACGTGTTTTTGGCGATTTCTTCGAGCGATCTGTTTTGCCCAAAACCCCACCTTAACCCATGTCAACCCTTGGAGTTTAGGAAAAAAACTGCCAACAAACTGCCAACAGGCTTGCCCAAATGACCACTCGGAAAGTAATGATTCGCGGCGAGGTTCGCTGGATGGTTCAGTTTTGCCACGGCAAAATTCGTCGTCGTTTCTTTTTCCGGTCAAAAGCCTTGGCGGATCTTAAACTTAGTCAACTTAGGCAAGACCGCGAAGCGTTTGGTCGGGGTTGGGTTGACCTAGAATCTAGCGAGCGGGCGATGGTGTGCGAGATTTTGAACGAGGCCAAGGCCAAGGGCGTGTCCCTGCGTGACGTTTGGACAGCTTACAAGGCTGGCAAGGTCGCGAACGTCGCGGGCAGCGTCACGGTGTCGGAGGCTTTGAAACAACTTGTCGCCGCCAAACGCGCTCGCAACTTGCGGGAAAACTACGTGGCGCACTTGGATCGCACCGTCCGCCAGTTTGCGGTTGGCAAAATGGAAATGCGCGTTGACCAGTTCACCGTTGACGACGTAAGGGCTTACGTCGGCGGCGTGGCAACTCCTGGCGGTCAAGCTACTAGGCGAGGTCGGTTGCTGGCCTTCTTTGGGTTTTGCCAAGGCCGCGATTGGTTGGTGGTGAATCCCATGCTGAAGATTGAGCGGCCCAAGATTGACCGCGAGCGACCTGAGTTTTTGCCGGTTGAAACTTGCCGCAGGCTGGTGGATTGCTTTTGCCCTCGCTCACTTGGCTGGCTGGCTCTGGCTTTGTTCGCCGGCATTCGCCCGCAAGAGGCCGCGCAGGTTAGCTGGCAACAAATCGACCTTGAAGGCGGAACGGTCAACCTAGACGCAGCCACACATAAGACCCGCAAGCCGCACACGGTCACGTTGACGCCAAGCGCAAAAGCGTGGCTCGGTCACGCAAGGAAACTGGGAGCAGAATTGCCAGTGGCAAAAACCTCTTTGCGCCGGGACATGAGGCAAGCCCGCGATGCAATGCAGTGGGATTGTTGGTCAAAGGACGTGTTGCGCCACACGTTTTGCACGTACGGCGTGGCAAAATTTGGGCAGGCTTGGACGGCAAGGGAGGCGGATCACAGCGAATCGGTCTTGCGTCGGCATTATGCCAATCAAGCAAAGGCCAGCGATGCCGAGGCGTTTTTTAGACTGCTGCCGCCTAGCAAAAACGTCAGTCTGTCTTCCCCCGATTTAACGCGGTAAAAGGTGGGAAGAATCGCGCTAGTGCGTCGCCTCAAAGGTCGCGTTGTGCTGGGCTGCCAGCAAGCGAATCGAGGTTGCCACATCGCGCAAAAAGGCGTCTCGCGCTTGGCCGTTACGTTTCCATTCGACGGTCATAAACTCAGTCATTCGCTCAGTTTCGCCGCGCTCCGCATCGGCCCAGCCAGTCAGTTGAATGGTGATTTTCATTTGAAAAAGGGAGATGAAGTTGCCGCAAGAAAAGCGTCGCGCAACTTAAATTTGCCAATGCAGAACTATTGCTTGACCTCCGCAAAATAGGCCACCTGCCGGACGCTCACAGAGTTGGCACGGCGAACTTTCTGCATCCGCATCAGGCCATATTTTACCGCCCGCTTGCACAGCACAAAGGCGGTGCAACGCGAGCGGTTCCAAACCTTTGCCCATTCTTCGGCATTCTTAAACCCGGCTGGCACTGGCTCTTCGAGTTTTTGCAGGGAGGCTTGCTGAATTCGCTCTAAGAGTTCGTTCGCTTTCATAGCGGCAAAATCCATTCGGCTTGATTGGCTGGCTGTTCATGCAGCCAAAGCACGCTTTGACCGCAGGTCTTGCTCTCGTGGTAAAAGCCCCACACGAAGCCCTGACTCCACGCCAAGGTTGACCGTCTAGTCTTGGCGTACTCAAGTGCGCCTTTTTTAGTTAGCGTGCCGACACAGTAACCGGTTGGGCAATCGACACGACGCCCTTTCATTGCTCCGACCTTGTGCGTGTGCGCGAAGATCACGTTGCCATACATCTCGGCCATGTCTCGCGGGCTGTTCTCGTTGTAGATCGTCCCGTGGGTGAGCGTAACATTGCCGATTTGCCGCTGTTGGAAGACGCCATCATACGGCACAAGCTCGGCTCGCAGCTTGTGGCACGTCGTTCCGATCTGCTTCACAATGTCGTAAGCGGCATGGGCAATGATGGCGTTGGGCGAATGCTGCAATCGCCAGAGCCGATCCTCGTGGTTGCCGCAAAAAACCAGCGTCGGCTTTAACTTTTCAAGAAAGTCTAGCCCGCCGTCCACGTCAGGCTGCGGAGCTTCGGCCTGCACCTGCAAGTTGGCCGACGCCATAAAGCAGGAGAGGTCGGTGAAATCGCCCAGATGAACGCACGCATCCGGTTTGTATGCTTCACGAAATTTCAGCACCGCAGCGATGGCTTTAGGATCAGCATAGAGGCCATGCGAACAGCCAACGGCCAGCAGCTTTTTCCATTTTTTGCCCACGTTCATCGCGCAACGGGTGGAACCGGCAGCTTAAGGTGGTCGGTGGATTTACAGCCAGCACTCGCGCAGAGATACGCCGCGAGCAAGAGCGTCGGCCACATTGCAAGTTTCATAATTGGAGTAATTTAGTTGTGATTCGACAAAGACATAGCGGTGCGGTTGTCCATTTTTCGTGACCGCTAGAATCGCGTTACGGTGTGCGCCATCACGCACGCCACATAAAGAAACGCCGTTGGGTATCAGCACGGAAGATTCCAACGCAGCGGCTCCCACGTCCTCGTCGCCGTACAGTCGCCGGGTGGACAGGATAAGCTCGGCCACGAATCGCTTGTTGATCTCCTCGCAGTTCCGGCGCAGCGAGTTGTTGGTCAAGGGCTGCTCTGGCAAGGTGTTCAAGGTGCGTTTTACCTCGCCCCAATACGGCCAAAACTCATCGCGCAACCACGCTTCGTCGTAGACGTGAACGACTGGCGCAGTCGCGAGGTCTTGCAGGCGACAGTCCGGCGCGATAATGGCCAGTCCAAGCTGGAATTCTAGCCACGTGATTTTCACAGTGATCGCCTTTCATCCTCGCAGCGAGTCAAGGCAACGTCGCAACGCGCAAAGGCTTCGGTGTTGCGGGCTAAAGCCTTGTCGAGCTTTTCGGAACACTCCTTAAAATTCACATCGTGCGCGGCGGCGATCTCTTTCAGTGCCGCTAGGCGTTGTGCGCTTTCCTCGAAATACTCGCGCCGCTGCAAACGTATCTCGCGCAGGAAATAAACCGTGGTGATTATGACCGCTGCCGCCGCGACGTTGCTGCTCAAGAGTTGCTCGATTACCTTTTCCATAAATCAGGGTCGCCAATGAGCAGCCGTGCGTGCCGTTGCCAATCGCAACGCAAAAGCCTCCTCCTGAATCACGTTCCATTCGGCGGTCTGCTTGGCGGCTTCGCGCACTCGGCTTACCGTGACCCAAACCTCGCGGGCTAGATCAATCACAACTGGAACCACGGCCACCCACGACCCGGTGGACTGCGTTTGGCTCGCGTTAGCCTCGGCCACCAGAGCGTCAACGGCTGAAGCCTTGCCCGAGCCTGCGGTTGAGGCGGGAGCCCACACGCGAATCTCGGCCACCAATGCCTCGGCCACGGCTAGGGCGGTCATCAGGCTGGCGCGGTTCTCTGCCGTGCGGTTTACCTTGTAAGCGAGGCGCAGGCGGTTGGCCGTCTCAAACGCTGCCAGGGCTTTGGCTCGCATCTGTGCCGCAACGTGGCGCACTTCTTTGGGCAAATCAGCGCGGCGTCGAAGCTCAAACGCGAGGAACGAATCAACCGAGCCCAAGCCAACCGACAGGATTTGCTCGGCACGAATTACGGCGGACGTTTCGCCGGGTTGCGTGTGTAGGCATCCGCACAACGCGAGGACGCTGGCCAGCAAGGTAAGCAAGAGACGGCTCATGATGGTGGTTGGCTTAAAGGTTGCGAACGATTGGAGATTGATTGGTCAATGTAAGCCCGAACCGCTGTGATCCCTGCAATCGCGCTGGCAATGCCGGTTCTCGCCCATTGCATCGTTGACCAATCGCTGAGTTGGGTGACGTTTTCGGTCTGCGCCAAAAAAGCCGTGCCAGTAGCGATCCAGAAGTAGCACTGAGCGCGGAGGTCGAGGATGAGGGCGAAGCGGTTCATCAGTCGGCAGGGATCTCGTAAAATATCAAGTGGACAAATGCGTTGGTGTATACGGTTGTTTTTACCCATGCCGCCACGTAAACGGTGAACGGCGACGAGGTGTCCACAAAGTTTGTTGGCGACAGAATAGGAGTTGACGAGTTGCCCTGCAACTGGTTGGTGTAGCTTCCCCAGTTTTCGAAAATTTTTAAGGGCAGAGAATGCCGCGCTGCGGCAGTGCCGAATACTGCAAAGTCACTGCAAAAGTTGGTATTTGATCCGACAAACACGCTGTAGCGACCCGCCACAGCGTTTGCGTTTGACCGGGTCACGTTTGAATCAACATAAATCGCGGAGTGGCGACCCAGCAGCGCGGGCGACGTGAAAGTGAACAGGGTTGTCCCGCTGGCATGGTCGCCGTTGTTGGTTAAATCACTGGAAACCGTTGAAATGCTGTCAACGTAAAGGTTGGTGGCGAAAAGAACTCGCGTCCCGATTTTGTTTGCGGGAAAGAACGCCGAGGGAGTGAAGGCATTAGTGCCGTTCAGTAACGCCAGGTTCGTGACGCCGCCCGTGACCGTCCGGTTGGTCGTGGTTGACAGCATCGGGAAAGTTTGCGCGTAAGCGTTAATGGCCAGCAGCGCGGCTATGAGCAGTAATGGTTTCATGGTTTTTTAGTTGGTGACTTCGGTATAATCCAAGGTTAAGGCCCACGCGATGTTGGTTGCCGCCTCGCCGGTTACACGGGCGCGAACAGCTCCGTTGGTTGTGTCAGCGTCGAGGGCGAAGCCCCAATCAAAAGTGGGAATTGGGTTGATCTGCAATTCGTCGCCGGACGAGACGGTGATGGTTGCAGCCGACGCGCCACGCTCAGCTTTGCCGACAAAATGCAGGGCTTGGTTTTGTGCGGCTAAATTTGCTGTATAAATTTGCCCACCAAGCGTCACCGCTACAAGTTTGGTTCCGCTCGACGAAGAGGCAACACCTATCCAGGTGTTGCTTGCAGCCGTCGTAAAGCTCCAAGTCACCCCAGAATCTGTCGAGGTCAAAATCCCGCCATTATGCCCCACCGCTACAAGTTTGGTTCCGTCTTCCGACGAAGCAACGCCGTGCCAAGTGTTAGTTATTGATCGCGCTGTCCAGTTTACCCCCGAATCTGTCGAGGTGTAAATTTGCCCCGCATACACAACAGCCACCAGTTTCGTTCCGTCCGCCGACGAAGCAACGCCAAGCCAGTTTTGGTTGCTTTCTCGCGGCGTCCAAGTCACGCCAGAATCCGTCGAGGTGTAGATTTGGCCGTTTGGCACCACCGCGACAATCTTTGTGCCGTCCGCTGACGAAGCGACACGATACCAAATGCGGTTGCTTTCTCGCGCCGTCCAAGTCACGCCAGAATCCGTCGAGGTGTAGATTTGGTCGTTTTCCGCCACCGCCACAAGCTTTGTACCATCCGACGACGAGGCGACGGAACGCCAAGCGCGGTTGCTTTCTCGCGGCGTCCAAGTCACGCCAGAATCCGTCGAGGTGTAGATTTGACCACCCCAATCTGTTGCCACCATTTTTGTGCCGTCCGAAGACGAAGCCGCACTAGTCCAATTTCGGTTGCTGTCTCGCGCCGTCCAAGTCACGCCAGAATCCGTCGAGGTGTAAATCTGGCCGGATAACACCACTGCCACAAGTTTCGTGCCGTCTGACGACGAGGCAACGCCTTGCCATTGACGGTTGCTTTCTCGCGCTGTCCACGTTCCCACTCCGTCTGATCGCGCTACCAACCGGCCAGCAAACGTCCACGCGCTTTGGTTTGGCAAGGTCGCTCGCCCGCCCGCGCTGGTAAGCATCTCCGTTTGCGTTGCGTCGGTGGTGTTGGCAACCAGCCGAATGCTGGTGCTTTGCAGCCCAAGGTTGTCACGCGCTGTCGCTGCGTTTGCCAGATCGGAGAGGTTGTTTGCCGCTTGGAGAAAATACGCATCAGCGCGAGTTGCTGCCGTGCCAAGGCCAAGCGTGGTTCGTTGCGCGGCGGCGTCAGCATCGTCAAGTAAAGCTTTGCCTGCGGCGGTTAGATCAAAAGTTGCCGCCGTGCCGCTGCCGGTAAACTCAATGCCTTTGTTGGCTGCACTGGTTAGCCCTGCCAGCGCGGTCAATTCTGAGTCGAGCGGCTGCTTGGCGGCTAAATCACTGGTGAGGTTGGTGATTTGCGACTGGGCCAAAGTCAGCGGATCACTGCCGCCGCTGGCGTGCGAAGCAGCGTGCGCGGCGTGGTCGGCAGAACAACAAGTATTTGCAATGTAAATTTGCCCTAAACCGTCTACCGCAATGAGTTTGTTTCCGCTGGAAGACGAGGCGATGTGAAACCAGTTGCGAATGCCCGCGCTTATCTGCTCCGTCCAAGTCGCTCCCGAATTTGTCGAAGTATAGATTGCGCCACCAAATAATGCAGCGCACAGTCTTGTTCCGTTTGCCGACGATGCAACTGTGACGCGAGAGCCAATCGGAATTTGATTTGGCACTCGCGCCGTCCAGGTTACCCCCGAATCTGTCGAAGTGTAAATCTGGCCCAAAACTCCCTCGTCTTGTCCCGCAGTAGCCGCTATAAGCTTGGTTCCGTCAGCAGATGAGGCAACAGAAATCCATGGTCGATCAGCATCTGTTATTCGTGCTGTCCAGGTCACGCCTGAATCCGTCGAAGTGTAAATCTTGCCGTCACCCACCACTGCCACAAGCCGTGAGCCGTCTGACGACGAGGCGACACCTATCCAAAGCCGTGAGCTTTCTCTTTCCGTCCAAGTCACCCCCGAATCTGTCGAGGTGTAAATTTGGCCTGCATACACCACCGCGCAAAGCTTCGAGCCGTCCGCTGACGAAGCAACGGCACTCCACTGGCGGTTGCTTTCTCTCGCCGTCCACGTCACGCCCGAGTCTGTTGAGGTGTGGATTTGCTCCCCATAAGTCAATGCAACTATTTTTGAACCGTCCGAAGACGAAGCAATTTCCTTCCAAACGCGGTTTTGTTCTCGCGCTGTCCAAGTTACGCCCGAATCTGTCGAAGTGTAAATCTGGCCGTTTTGTACTGCGGCAACAAGTTTCGTGCCGTCAGACGAAGATGCAACCGCCACCCAGTTCCGGTTGCTGTCGCGGGCTGTCCACGATAAATCAATTACCTCCCCATCGCCCGCTGCGTCAACGTGTTCGTAACCACTCTCGTCGGCTTTCACGGCCAAAAGCTTGCCGCTTGCGCCTGTCAAACTTAGTCCTGCCAGCGAGGTCAATTCTGCGTCGAGCGGTTGCTTGGTCGCCAATAGACCGAGAAGCAGGCTTTCGTCAACATCTTCGGGCAAGCTGGCTTCCGTGGTCAAAACCTCGTTGCTGATGGTAATTGGAGCTTGGAAAGTGAACTGCTCCTCGCCTGCGCCTTGGATTAACTCAACCTCAAAGGTCTGGCTGATTTCGTCGCCCGTGGCGGCATCAAGCGCAGCCACCATTTGCTCGGTGAAGATGTTAAGAACTCCTTCAAAGCAGTAGTCGTCGCTATTCCAAGTCAGCGATTGCGCGGCCAAAATATCCCCGCCGGGATCGCCAATGCCGACGCGACAAGAGTAGCCTTCTAGCTCCTCAATCTCCGCTGGCGATCCCAACCCGCCGTTAGGCGTGGGCGAGAGAAAGAAAATTCTTAGCGACAACTTCGATTCCCTAAATCCCTTCGGCAGTTGGTAGGACGATAGGTTTTTCTCTGACTGAACAAAAGCCCCGGTCTGAGTGGAGGGGCGAAGATTGATGTAAAGGTCGCGTGAGGCCATAATGTTAAAGAATTAAAATCTTGGATAGGAAAAGCCAGAGGCGCGATGGATTCCTGCTTCGTCTTCTAGCACGGTTTCCCAACCGTTGACTTGTGCTTCAGAAACCCACTTGCGAGCGTCAATGTTTAAGTCGATATAGGTTCCGCCATCGCCTACGTTTTCCAGCAGAGCAACACAGATCGTCGAAGGATTAAACGAGTCCCAACCGCCGCCCAAATTTACCGCAGACACGATGTAAGGAGGCCAGACAACTTCCAACAATGGCGTTTGATTCAAGGGCGTTTCTCGCGGCAAACCAGTCATAGATTCAGTGGTCAAATAAACATCTCTTGCAGGCGCGTAGATCAGTCGGAAACGGCTTTGCATCCCACCAGCAAATCCGTCCACGCTTCTAAAATCAGGATAGGTGGTGGTTCGCATCAAATAATCTTGCGTGAACCAATACAGCCAAGCCGGATCATGCGGTGTGCCCTGCCCAGTGCTGTAAGCTGAAATGATTGCGGCGTCGTATTCGTGATAGCCGGACACATTAAGATCGGGCGGTTTCTCCACTGAAACGACTTCGCCGCTGTAAAGCTCCACCGTTAAACTGTTTGGCTCGACGGAAAGCACCTGCCCAAAACTTATCTCAGAGCCGCCGCCGCCGCCGCCGCTTGCTTTTCTAGGCAAACGCACTGAACGAACCACTCCGCGAGTCGTGTGCTGCACGGTTTCGCCGGGCGAGCTAATCGGGCGAAGCGAGTTGATGGCATCCGTCAACCGGTCAAACTCCTGGCCGATTTTGCCGCCGAAAATGGATTTGGTGAGCGGAAAGTTCATCACGTTATACGCTCGTAAATGGGCGAGATGCGGTCACCATGCCACCACTCCTGTTCCAGCGACCACTTGCCGTTGCTTTGCTGCTGCTTGGTTCCGTTGCGAGCCAGCCACTCGCCGCCTGCTGGCATCTCTGATTGCACGCCTGCTGGTGGGGCAAAGGCAGCAATCAACTGAGCGCGGGAATAGACCTTGTTGGCCGAGGCCAGAAAAGTGTACGCCGAGTCAAATGCGGAAATAACTCGTGTGCGACGGAGGACAATTTGCGAGATAGCATAAGCAGTTTTGCCGGTGTTAATCTGCTCGGCAATCGCAACGCCTTCTGATGAGGTTACAAACGTAAGGAGCGTTGCATAGGTTGTGTCGCCCGCCATATGCTCGCGCAGGGCTTCTTGTTCGTTGGGGTCTAAATTATCCCAAAGATCGCTCTCCGTGATGTGCTGCTCCAGTTCGTTAGATTGCACTGACCAAGTGGTGATGATTTGCGCCTCCTCGGAAACCGATGCTCCGTCCTGCGCGTTGGCATAAGACACCTCAACCACCGCCAGCGGCCCTTCGTCGGGGATGATCCGAATGTTTGACCCGTCAATTAACAGCGTCGGCACAAACGCATTGACCGCCTCTTTTGTGCCGCGAAAACGGCGCGTCGTTTTCCAGCCGTCGCGCACGCTCCACACGCGCTCGGCCTCTAGCTCGACCACTTGATTGTCGCCAATCGAGATCATTTGAAAGCTTCAGAAGTCACTCCGGTGTTTTTGGCGGTCATTGCTGTAAATTTCGCCGTCTCTTTGGTGTGAACTGCAATTTGCTTCAACTCGTTTTGCCCAGCCGGTTGCATAGCTTTTCCAAACGAAAAGCCGATGCGTTCCAGGCTGTTAACTAGCGGATCGGCGACCTTAAAAGTGGCCGCGACTTCTTTTTCCGGTTTTTCCGGCTTTAGTTGAGCCTCGGCGTCGAGCAAATTGGCCTTAGCTTCCAACGCAGCTTTTTCGTTGGCCGGCGTCTCTTCCGCCTTAAATTTGGCGGCAGCGGCTTCAGCTTTTTCCCGCAGCTTGGCAATCTTTTCCTCCAGCTTGAGGCGTCGTTCGGCTTCGGGCAAAGCTCGGTCTTCTTTGTCCTGCACGCGATCCCGTAGAGCCTGCATTTTGGCCTCGGCTTTTTTCTGGGCTTCCTCGGCTCCGGCCACTGGCTTTCTTGCCGCCTCTGCGGTTTTCAAATCTTGCGCGGCTTTTTCTGCCGCCTGCCGGTTGGCTTCGCTTGCGTCCTCCTTAAACTGAGCGTCGGCAGCTTTTTTGGCTTCGCGCAAACCGGCAATGTTATCCTCCTCAGCTTTACGCTGTTTTGCTTCTTCGTTTTTTAACCGGCGAGCTTCTTCTGCCGCTGCTTGACGGCGTTGGCGGTCATCATATTGGTCAATGGTTTTGTTTACGTCGTCAAAAGCAGTCGCGCCCTCTTTTGCAGCCTCTTTGAAAGATGCCCCGCCTGACAAAGCCCCGGCGAATCTGGAAAAAAACTTGAACGAACTCCAGTTAATCGCGGCCATTGTTCGGAACAGGTCAACCAGGTATTGCATCGCATCCACTACCATGACAACTGCTGGCGCAAAGTCGGCTTGTAAAGTTTGGGTGAGGGCGGAAAAGCTGTCGCCTGCCTGTTTCATCGCTTCGATGTCTTCGGCAGATATGATCGGAGCTTGCGATCCGGTTTCGTCCAGGCCCGCTTGGAAAGTAGGAATCAACTCACCCGCGCCTTTGCCGCCAACGTCATGCAAGGCAGGCAATAGGGCTTGTGCGTCCCCGGCTTGCACGGTGCGGCCAATGATTTTAATCAACTCATCCAGCCGTCGATTTTTTAGGTCGTCCATCGAAACGCCCAGGCGGGCAAATGATTCGACCATTTGCTCATTGCCTTCCAACGCCTCCTCGCGGGCAACGGACAACTTTTCAAACACGCCTTGGAATGTCTCCAGCGAAGACCCTGACTGACGGGCAGCATAGTCAAACCGCTGCAACTCGTCTGTGGAAAGGCCCAGGCGGTCACTCATGTTGCCAATTTTGTCCGCGTAATCCATGACCGCCTTGCCCGCCGTCACCACCGCCGTTACAGAAAACGCTTTTGCTAGTTGCCCTTTAAGTTCTGAGCTAATGCTTTTGCCCAGCCCCTTGGCGGCTGACTCCGCTTCTTTGACGCCTGCTTGAAAGCCGGACGAGTCCAAGCCTAACCGCGCTAAAATGGACATGAAGGCCATGCTAGTTTAAGCGGTTGTTGAGGCTATGCTCTAGCTCGACGAGTTTGGCACGCAGGGCTTCGTCGTCGGTGGTGTCACAGATTTTGCAATTCCCCTCCATGGCGTGACTCGTAAAATAATCCCACAGGCACAACCCCCAAGGCCGGTCAAGCAGTTCGGCCTCAGAAAAATTCAGCTTGGTCATCAAATAAACCTTTACAGTCTGCACCAGCGGAACGTGCAAGGGATCGTTGCTTTTCTTGTCTTGCGGCACAGAGAAGATGGGGAACGAACTGCCAGCGCGAAGGTACGCAACGAACTGTTCTGCGGCTTGCGTTGGGGAAAAACCAAGCTCCGGTTTGCGTCCGCCCCACCAATAGCGGGGCTGCAAACTGCGTTGCCACTTGCCGACCAGACTTGGCAGCTTGGGGTTGTCCATGTCGCGCAGGGCTTCAGCGTAAGTTTGCGAGCAAATGACAATCCCTTGGATTACATCTTCCAATGCCGGACGACCGCCCATTACAAAGGCGTTGTCAAAACGCGACAGCAACAGAACGTGGCCGAGCGAATAAGGGCGAAGCCGAATGCCCAAGACGCTGACCGGGGTTGGTATCGCGGCCAAATAAAAGTCCGCGCCCATGTGAAAACAATCAGGAGAGGTCGATGCCTTCCAACTTCTCTAGCGTAAGCGAAAAAGAAACCACGCCATCAACTCGCTCGTTGATTGACGCCGCCGTGACCATGTAAGAGTCGTTTGTTGACGCAGCGTGCGATCCTGCGACGGTAACGGTTGTGCCGATGGCTGGCAAAGTTGCAGCAGCGGTAGGCAGGATTTCAACGGTTAGGGTAGTCTTGAAATTGTAATAGACCACGTTGACCACCTTGCCGTCCGCGCCTCGGTTATCAGCACGCTCGGCCTCGTCGCTGCGCTGAATGCTCTGGACAATCCCGCCGACCACGCCCGTGCCGGATACGGCTGCGTCTGCGTGAATGCCCCACGTAAGAGAAGTGCCTTTTTGAACGCTCATAAGATAAGATAAAGTTGCTTATCATTATGCCTAATGATGGCCCGTTGTCAACTAGGATTTTAGACTGACGCCGGACAGCACGTGACGCGGAACGAAGCGGAATTTACGTGTGAGTCGTCCTCGACTGATTGGCTCAACTGGCCGAACTCCACCATGAAGGCTTTGAAGTCGCTAATGGCCGCGCTCAAATCGGCGGCGGCAGTGTCGGTGGTGAGCGCGTCAAACACGGTGGCGCAGCGAAGTTCATGCTGCGCCGGTGTGCTGTCGCTCTTATTTGAGCGCACGCTCACAACCAGCTCGACTTGTTGAATCCCAGTGAATTGCAACCCTGGCGGCGGGCTGGCCGAGGTCGCCTCGCAGATCGCGCACGGGAGCGTGATGGCGTCGGTGTCAAGGCCAGTAAACACGGCGAGGCCGGTTGACGAGGCAGCGGAAGCGATAACGGCGGCGGCGGCTCGCTCGACCTTGGCTTGGACAGAGGAGAAGGGCATGGCTATTTGGTTGAGGTTTTGGGCGGGGTAAACTTATTGGCCGTCTCTTGCAGCTTGTCAGCGATGTATTTTTGCATCGCTTGAGTTTCGACCACAAAAGCCTGTCGCAATCCTTCCGTTGCCAGTTTTTGACCCAGCGCAGCGGCCTTTGAATCGTTCCAGCGCACGCCGAGCGTGGCGTTGTTTTCGATTAGCGCAAAAGGGTTAAGACCGGGCTTGGCCGGGGTACATCGGCCAAGGTTAGCTGATCGACTAACCACGTCGGCGGGTCGTTGGTAAGCCTCGCCCACCAGCGACGAAAGCTTTTTAATAGACACAATCCAGCCTGACCGCAGAAATCCAATGGAACGCAGTTTGGCGGCAATCCATTTGCGAGCAGCCTTGGCGATTGCTTTGCGGTTTTCAAACGATTGGCCAGAGCTGCGTCCTGCTTTTGACCGCGCTCCGAGGTATTTTTCAATCGCCTCGTCCTCCGCAAAATCGAATTTGCGCTTAACCTTCTTCTTTTTGGTTTTCTCAGACGTGTATTCTTTGACGCTCGCGGTTCTCAAGCCAAGATCCTCAATCGCAGAGCGTTCGGCTTTCTTTGTATTTGCCAAGGCTCCGTGAGCGATTCTTAAAGCCTTTCTGTTCAAGGCGTCAGAAAGCTCCAGCGAGGTGGCTAATAGATATTCTTTCAACGCACGATCAAACTCTCGCGTGTCAAAAGTAATGCCTGCGGGCGAATTTACCGGCGTCATGCCCGGCAAATTAGCATAAGCTTTGCTTATATGCTATGCCAAAAAAAACGAAAGAAACCGCCAGCTTTTGCAGCTAGCAAGCTTGCCCCTTGTCAAAGCGAAACCTAACGAATCTGCCGTGCCGGTATTTACCAGCAGCGGTCAACTGCATGGCCTTAATTTCAATCCATGCGCCGATGCTGGCGGCGGCTTGGCGAATTTCCACCTCGCCAAAGCCAAAGATTCGGCCAGCGGGAATCTTGCGCCCCTTGACCATGCGCGACACGGCGACGCTCTGCGCGTCCTCGTCCACGCTGGCAATTATCACATCCTCGGTGATTTCGCGCTTGAACCGCAGCCAGTCGTTCGGCTGGTGATAGGTTGAGCGCAAGTCTTTGGCGACCACTCCCTCGCTCGGTTCTTTAATCGCGTCGGGCGAGGAATAATGCGGAACAATCGCTATTTCGTGCGGTAAATTCAGCGTGGCAAGCTTCGCCAGTCGAGCCGCTAAAGGTTGCCCGCTTATGTCCTCGCCTTTGAGTTCTAGCAGGTCAAAAGCGCGAAAAGTGTCGCCCACCTTCTCACAGTCAAGCACGGCAGACGTTTCAGATTTCAAGCTGATTGGCTTGGACTGCATCGCTCGCCCGTGCCAGGTGCAACCAGAAGGAGACAGGCGAAGCACGGCTCGCTCGCCGTCAATCTTCTCTTGCCAAATAAAGTTTGCGCCAAGGGCAACCGCCGCGCCAGATGCTTGCTCGTAAGCGAAACACCCGGCGAAACCTTTGGGCTCGTAACTCGTCACGCCCTGACCTTAGCGAGAGCGGGCGGGAACTTCAAGCGGTGGAAGGGCCGGAAACAAACTAGAAGCCCAGCTAATTTTCAGCCGAGTCAGAGCCAAATCCAGCGGACGCAATTCTCGGCGATTGGCAAACCGAATTCGCGCCTTCAACGCTGCCAGTGCTGCCGCCTCGCGTGCGTAGGTCATCGGTTCGTCGCCACGCATTTAAGTCTGGCTTCGGTGTTGATCTGGCTCAGGTCGATTTGCTCGACCCGATAGGAGCGCGAGCGATGCACCACAACGCTGCCTCGCGCTGGGGCTGGCGTGGGCAAATCCAAAACGCGAGCCGAAATTGTCACGTCAAACTCGTCCAGAAAGCCGCCCATGTCGTTTTTGCGGCCAGACGTGCGGAAGGTTACGGAACAAGGAATGGTGGCCGCGCCAAAGGTAAACGTCTCCCCAAGCTCGGCAAAGATGTAGCTGAGGTCAGCGTTTTGTTCACTGGACAAGCTCATTTAATTTTGGTCTGCCCCGACGTTTAGGAGCAGTCACCACCGGCGCGTCTCCCACCACCGTCACCCGGCGTCGCCACGGCAACGGCGCACGAAGCATCATGATCTCAACCTCGCCAGATAAACCGTTAGCGGCGAGGGCAGCGTCGTCGTGGAAAATCGCGTCTGCCGTTGGCGTTTGTTTCTTGTCGCCTAAAAAAAGGACGGCCAGCTTGCCGCTGCCGTCCCGTGCTATAGTTGCTGCAATTTTCATTCGGATGGTGTCGTTACGTTGCCCATCCCGGCCCAATGTCAGGCAGGGTTATTCAGAGACGATGCGCTTGATGTTGCCAGCGACGCCCACGGCCACGCCGTAAATGACGCCGACTTCCATGCGGTACTTGCGGTCATCCGCAGAATACCAGCGGCGGAACTGGAGCGAGAAACCAGAATCAGGATCGGTCACGGTCTCGATTTCGCCGGGGTAATTGGCAGGCGCGGCGGGCAAGCGGGTCGCAACCAGCAAGCCTTGGTTAGTGCCGCACATACCGACGAGTGCCTCGGAGTTTGCGGGAATGTCCGTGTACTCAAAAACCGACAAGCCATGCACGCGAGGAATGCGGTTTTCCAAAATCACCGAGGGGCTGCCGTAAGCGTAGGCTTGCTGCACCGAGGCGTCTTTCGCGAGGTTCGCGTAGTAAGACGGGTTGATCAGCAAGAAGCGGCCATCTTGCGGAACGTTGCCCGAAGTTAATGCGGCGGCGAGGTCGGCGCAATCATCTGCGTCGAACGTGCCAGCCGCGCCAGTGAAGCCTGCCGCACCATAGTTGGCGTTAGTCACCAGAGCCAGTGCGCTGTCAATGATCGCGTTAGCGATGCCGTTGACGGCGGGCTTGATGAAAACCTCGTTGAGGTTGACGCTGCTTTTGCTCCACTCGCTGTCGGAAAAAGCAATGCGCGTGCCTTTGTAGTTGGACAAGCTGATGGTCTTGGCCGTGGTGGTCGCGTCCTGGTCTGCCGCCGCTGCCGTGAAATCCTGCGCGGTGGTCGCGGTGGCCACGCGAGTCGTCACGCTTTCGCCCTGCGTGGCAACGTCAGAGGAAAAGTCGGTTGCCATCACGCTCCGCAGAAGCGGAAGCTTGGGCAGCAGAACGTCGAGGGACTGAGCCGCTATCGCGGCTAGATTTACACCATTGAGGGAGTTTGCCATAGGTCAGTTAGTTTTGGTTTTTACACTGAAAAATGCTTGCGATGCTTAAGGAAAATGGCCCGTTTTCCGGCAGCGTCGGCTTTCGCATAAGCGGCCAGAATGTCGGCTTGGTTAGATTCGGTGGCCGGTGCGACTTGCAACGGCTTGGCAAGGCCGACAGAAGCGACCTGTTGCACGGCCAAAGCCGCTGCGCGGGTTTCGACCTCGGCCTTAAAATCGCGGGCGGCGGTCTGTGCCTCGGCCAGTTTGGTCGCCAACTCGTTCCGCTCCTGCATGAGTGCGGCCTTTTCAGCGGCCAGCGCGACCATCTCGCCTTGCAGGTCGGCCAAGGCTTTGTTGCCTTCGGTGATAGCTTGCGAGCGTTCACCCGCCTCGGCGGAAGCCTTTTCCAAACTAGCCTTGAGGCTGGCAATTTCTTGTAAAGCTGTCATAAGTTACGCTTAGACATACTATAAGCCTGACTTATGTCAAGTCTGCAAGCATTATTTTTTTTGCCCCCGCCAAATCGACCACCACGGCATCACTTAACTTAGCAAACGCTGACTCATAGCCCAGAAAAGTTTGACCCTGCATAGAATCCTCGGACACGCCAGGCCGGTTGCTCATCACGTGCGACTTGAAAATTGCCGCCAGACTGTCAACCCGCTGCTGGATGTTGCTCGCCTGATCGTCGCTGAGTGCAGTTCCCGGCACGCCCGCGCCCTTGTACTTGCCGGATCGGAAAACGCGCACGGCTAAACCCATCATTGAAGCCATCGCGCTTTGGTCAGTGTGCGCGACATAAACTCCAATGCTGCCGACCTCGGCAGAGATTGTGGCGAAGATGGCTCGCGTCGGTGCGGCGAGCCAATAGGCGGCGGAACAGCACAAGCCAGCCGTGTAAGAGTAGATTGGCTTCTTCTGCGCGGCTTCGGCGATGTAGCTGCCAAGCTCCGGCGTGCCAGTGACAAATCCGCCGGGGCTGTCAAAATTAAGCAGCACGGCCCGCACCTTGGGATCGGCTAGAGCAGTCTCGATCTGCTCGCGGATTTTGCCGGTGTCGACAAAGCCAAACGCCGACGCAATCGCAGGGAGGCCGGTTGAGATTGTGCCTTTGATCGGCACGGTTGCGATGCCGTCCTCGCCCACGGTCATTTGCGGCAAGCAATCGCCGTAGATGTCGCAATCCTCGTCTTCGTCGTTGGTGAAAGAGTGCGGCAGACTTGCCTCGGAAACCTCGGCCACTTGAGCGGCCCAGCGTTTCGGATCGATTAGCAAAACATCTTGCGAGGCGAGGGCAGCTTTCATTCGGATGGTTCGGGTTCGGTTATGGTTGACGGCGGGTTCGGGCTGCGTTGTTGCAAGAGCGACAGCGCGGCCTCGATGGTGACGCCGTGCCGAGCGGCGAGAGCTTTTGAGCGTGTGAGCAGGTCGTCGGCCTCGGCCTCTTGCTGGTCGCGTTCTTCCTCCCACCATTTGCCACGACGGGCGGCAATGTCTTTCATCGTCGTAAAGCCCAATTTATATTCCTCTCGATCCACCTGACTGGAATACCCACGGTCACAACTCATCTGTTCGGGCGTCTGGTGGGCGATTTTCCACCAGTCGGGATTCTCTGGCAGTTCGCCCTCTTTAATAGCCTTGGCAATCCGCCATGCATCAATGCGCCTTGCCATGTATTGAGCCACGCACTGATATTCTGCGATGGTGCGTTGCGCGACCTCCATGACCATGCGAAGCGACGCCCCGCCAATTTTGGTCGCGTCGTAAGTTAGCTCCACGGGCCAGTTGATCGCTTGCAATCCGTCGCGGGTGATTCGTTCCCAAAACTCCTGCGTGTTCTGCGATGGCCGCGAGCTTTCAGGAAACTCAATCTTGCTGCCGCTGTTGGCTCGGAAGATTCGCATGGTTGCGCCGTCGGTGCGTTCCTCGTAAACCGAGCCGCCGTTGGCTCCGCTGCCGCTGGTAACTTCGTCCGCGTCTAAATCCAAGCTACCCTCCTCGCTGTGTTCTATTATAGCGATGCTCGCTTCCTTCTTCAGCGCGAGCCGCAAAAACTCAAATGCCTGCTTGCGGTCTTGCCAGTCGCGGATTCCCGCCGCGATTTGCGAAGTGCCACGGGTTTGATCGGCAAAGTCTGGCCGATAATAGACTGCCAAATCTGCGGTGGACACGTCGCGGGGCTGGCTGGCTCCGTCGTAAATCCGCCAGCCGATGACCCGGCCAAACGGGTTGAGAATGGCTCCATTGACCAGGAGGTTTCCGGCAAATGCCCCGTCTAACACTTCGCTGGCTTCGCCAACCGAGCCGATGCGGTGCGCGGGGATTAGTTGAATTTGCGGATACTCGGACGACTCGCTGTGCGTAAGCAGAACGCCCACGTCGCCGTCGCGGATAATGCTGATGATCCCAACGCGCAGGACGTTTCGCCAGTCGTACATTCCACCCGACACGGTGCAGACCTTGTGCCACTCGTAGAGCAGGCTTTCGGCTCTCTCGCCCCAATCGCCCTGTGGCCGTCCATAATATTGGGGAATAAACGCATCGCCAATGGCCGTCGCTGCGATGGTGATGATGGCATTCTGCAACGGCGCGACGTTCGCGTAGAGATACCGGCCCAAGCTCATCAGCTCGCGGTGGCCACTGCCAGCGATGGAATTGTAGTCGGCAGCAGCATTCCACACGCGAGGCGCGCGCGAATCCCACCGAGCCGAATCGTAAAGCGTGTTGCCACGGGCAGCAGGTCGTCCGTAAGCGTCCAGAATTCGAAAAGGTTTAGCGGCCATGTCAGCGCGAGTTGAAAGTGCAAACGGCGCGCGTTACGTGTGCGCCGTAGGTGTCGGGATCGATTTTTCGCAGGGCGTACCGGCATTCCTCCAAAACCTCTTTTACTGGCATGGCAAATTGCTTGCCCGTCGCGGTGTTGCCGCTGCTCCAGGTCATCAAGGTTTTGCCTTCCGTCACCAAAGCCTTTGCTTGAGTGCGGATTTCCAAAACTTGCGCCAAAGTAAAATCGGCAAAAATTCCAGAGGCCACGAATTCAGCATATATTAGCCGAACTTATTTTGCAAGCCCTTTGGATAAGCTGCGCTTTAATCGTAAAAAAAGGCGATTTACCTATTGCAGCGCAAGCTTAGCTTGCGCTAGATTGGAGGCGTCGAAAGTAACTAACTAAAACAAAAGCAGACACATGAAAACGAACACGAAACCAAACATGGAATGGACAAGAAACCTTTACGAAGTCGGCGCGCCGATACGCGACGCCGCTCAGCTACATCTTTGCCGAGCTTGGGCTCAGCGGATTGCCTATAGCATCGCGGATGCTGACAAGGCACTGTCCGCCGCGCAGTCGCTCTACGCCGAACAAATGGCGGCTATCAAAGCAGACGCCGCCCGGCTTGAGTCAGTCGTCGCCGGCCTTTGGACTAGGGAAGAAATCGCATCGGCGAAGCGCGGATTTATGCTTGTTGATGGAAAGGAGATTGCGCTTTGCCGCTAGTTTCTGACCCGCCACCCTGCGCCCGACGCAAGCCGGACGCAGCAGGCGGGGCAAATGCCCGCAAAAACAAAAACCAAAAACATGAACACACACACACACACACCCGGCCCGTGGCTGGCAAACAACGACGGCCTCGTCTGGTCGGATCACACCTCGCTCGGCAAGCAAAACGTCATCGGCGCATTTACGCCAGCGGACGCCGCGCTTATCGCCAGCGCACCGGAACTGCTTGCCAGTTTGCAGGAGCTATTGGCTCACCTTGCCGGTTGGACTAACGCCGGACTCCTCGCCAGTCAAACTAATAAGGCCACGCGACTGGCTTCGGAGTTCGGAGCGCAGCACAAACTAATTCCAGCAGCCAAAGCCGCCCGCGCTGCTATCGCCAAGGCGAAAGGAGGCGCGAAGTGAAAGGCAACCGCAAAGAGCTTTTTAAGTGTTCCGCCTGCGGCAGTGTTGCCAAGTTGGACTGCAACAAGCGCCACTGGTGTAATTGCAACCCATCCGCTCCGTTTGCCATGCACAGCGTTAAGGCTGCGCGGGTCACTGACGGAATCGTAGTTGCTTACCTTGCGTTCATCGGCGCACGTGGCGGCAAGGCCGGGACGGGCAAGGCCAAGGCGCGATCATCGGAACAAGCTCGCAAGGCAGCGCTCGCGGGCGTGGCCAAGCGGCGGGCTAAGGCGCAGGCTTCAGCTCATAATCCTTCGCCGCCGTCGGCAGAATCGCGCCCCGGCTGAACGCGCTCGCGTCCATCGCCACCAGTGCCATCAGCAAGCAGTCGCCGTAGTGGTTGTTTCCAGAGTCCCGCCAGCGCCAGACGGTGTTCCCTCGCGACCCCTTCTCAGGTTCGCGCCGTTCGTCTTGGATTTCCGCGATGAAATCGCTGCCCACATCGGCGGGCAGTTCAAACAACGGCCCTTTGCCCTTGAGTGCGAACAGGTAGAGCCGGTCTTTGTAACTTGGGTTTGACCATTCATAACGAGTTACAAAGCGACGCCCGCTGTGCTGTGTCCCGGCGTACGCGTCGATGCCGTCGCTTCGCCTAAACGGTCTACGAACAATTCGACCCGACGCCGTGGTGTGCGCGAAGCTGTCCTGTGCGCTGCCCCGCATGGCAATCCAACTCCACCGGACGCACTCGCGTTGGATTTCGGTTTGGCGTGTGCCGTCGGCTGAGTCTAAAAAGACGGCACGTTTGGCAACGCCCTTTGCAAGTTGCAAGGCGCGCAGGTCGTCGAAGTGTGAAAGCTGCCCGTAGTCCACCACGCGAAGCTCGCCGCCCTCGCGCAGTTGGCAAAGGACAAACCGCAAATGATCTTTTTGCACGTCCACAGCGACAATGCGTATGACCCGCCGCTGATCGTCTGCTGGCCAAAATTCGCCGCGCTTGTATTTGCCACACAACCTGCGGATTTCGTTTTCGTCGGCGGTATCGCCAATGAGCAGCCACGGTTCACCGAGGGTTTCGCGCACGAAGCTTTTTAGCGGTTCCATCTCGCCAGATTCGGCGCGTTCTTTCGCGGCTAAAAACTCACAGGCCACGTCGTCCCAGCGAACCCAGATTGAGCTTAAGGCATTCCAGAAAAACGATTGCACGTTTGGCTCTGGCGTCGGGTTGCGATCATAACGTTCCAGAGTTTGCAGCAGCTTGAATTGCTCGCTCTGGTAAATGTTTGCTTCGCACGACTCGCACTGATAGCGCACGGTCTTTCTAAGCTCGGCCCAGTTCCACCGCCCGCTTGGTCGCGTGGTGTCGTTGGTGTCCCATACCAACCCGCCCTTGTCTCTGGCTTCGGCAAAAACCACCGACTTCTCGCGGCCAAAGCGAAACGGCTGGCGGTGTCCACAGTGCGGGCAAGCCCAGTGAAAAAATGTCTGCGTGCCTTGTTCCCATTGCGCGTGAACGGTTTCGCCAGCGTTCATCGGCGTCGATATGACAACGGTCTTTGAGTGGCTGTAAGAGCGAACGCGCTTGCCGACCTTCTCAAAGCTAGACGGAGGCCAGTCGCTAACTTCGTCGCAAACCAGCCAGCGCACGGGCGTTGACTTAAGTTTCGAGGGCGAGTTTGCCCCGCGAAAATAAACTGGCATGGACGTGAACCGGACGAGGTTAAGCGTCTTGCCTGAGCGTTCAGCGGGCATCCTTGAAACGACCTCTGGTATTCTTTCCAGCAATGGCATCAACCGCGCCTTTGTGAATTCGTCGCAAGCTTCCTCGCTCGCCATCACCCAAAACATCGGGCCAGGTGCTTCGCAGATTGCCCACGCCGCGAAGACCATCAGGGTCTGCGTCTTGCCTGCCTGAGCCGATACCATCAAGACGACTTTGCGCGTGCGGCGGTCTTGCAACGCATCAAAAACGGGTCGCACCATTGGCGAAACGTCCGTGCGGTATGGCCCCTCGATTTGCGAGAGGCCGGTCAAATCAATTTTGGCCTCGGCCCACTGCCACAGCGGTTCGTCGGAATTCGGCGTGAACCATTGCTCGACGCTCGCGCAAAATTGGCTAGTTGCCGTCATTTTTTCCTAACGGCAAATGATTCAGCTTGGAAAGCTCGCGTAGTGCGGAGCGCAGCCCTTCGTTGATCCGTTGCGCTACAAAGTCGCCCGGTTGGTTGTGGCAGATGGACGCCAGCCCGTCGCCAAAGTTGGAAAGCCTTGCAGTAAAAGCGGAGCAGATGCTTCCGCAAACGTGTTGCACAACGGCAAGCTCTAAGAGTTGCCCCTCGGCTTGCTGAACCTCTAGCTGTGCCAGCCGCGCCTTGGCCTGCTCTTTCACCAGCTTGGCGGCGTCGAGCGTGCCGGCCTTTACCTTGCGAGCGGCAGCTTCGCGGTAGTATTTGACCAAACCGGCAAAAGTCGCTCGCAAATCATAAAGGCCGTTATCCGGTGGCGGGAAATATCCCTGCTTGGCAAGCTGCCGGTGGCGTTTGTCGGTCAACCCGGTAAGGTGGCAAAGTTCTTCGCCGCTGATTTTTTGTGCGCCCTCGGCGGTGGCTTCCGCCTTGGCACGCAGCAACACTTCGCGCTCGGCGTTGGAGATGGTTTCACCCGCCGCAACTCGCCGCTGGATGTTTACCAGGTCGCGCTTGAGGACGCGATCAATCAGGGCATGGTCGACGGCTTCGCTCATTGCACAAGCTTGGGTTGCTTGCCGGTGGCATCGGCCCAGCGTTGGATCGCCACGGCGACATAACCTGGCGAGATTTCGATGGCGCGGCATTTGCGGCCCAGTTGCTCGCAGGCGATAATGGTCGTGCCGCTGCCGCTGAAGGGTTCGTAGACGAACTCGCTCTCGTGGTTGCGGATCGGGCGTGCCATGCACTCGACGGGCTTCTGCGTGCTGTGGCCGGTCTCGGACTTGTGCGGCTTGTCGATCTGCCAGAGGGTCGTTTGCTTGCGGTCGTCTGTCCTGAGCCCCGGCTTGCCCTTGCGGACACAATACCAGCACGGCTCGTGCTGCGGATGGTAGTCGCCACGCCCGATCACGAGTTGGTTCTTCGCCCAAATGATCTGTGCGCGGATGTGCAGCCCGCAACTGATCAGGCTTTCTGCCACGACGTGCGCCATGTTGCCAGCGTGCCACACATACGCCACGTCGCCGGGAAACAGCCGCCACGCATCCGACCAGTCGGCGCGGTCGTCGTTGTGAACCTTGCCAATGGCTCGCCCGGCGATGGGCGAGCCATCTGACCTGAGCGCGTGGTTGCGCCAATCGGCGTCATACTCCACCCCATACGGCGGGTCGGTCACCATGAGCAAAGGAACCACGCCGCCAAGCACCCGCTCGACATCCTCCTTCTTCGTGCTATCCCCGCACAGCAACCGATGGTCGCCAAGCTCCCAAAGCTGCCCCGGTTCGACGCCCCACTTGGCGCGGAGTTCTTCGGCTTTGTCGATCTGCGGCTCGGCGTCAACCGTTGCGTCTGGCTCGTTGAACTTAATCTCGCTCAAGCCCTCGGCGTCGAAGCCCGTTAGCTCCAGGTCAATCTTGTCGGCAATCTCGCCCAGCAAGGCAGAAAGCTCTTTGTCGTCCGTCTCGGCCAACTCCGCGATCCGGTTGTCCGCGATTAGGTCGGCCCACTCGTCCGCTTCGGTGGCGTAGTCCTGCCGGTCAATCGGCACGTGCTCGACTTGCAGGAGCTTCGCGGCTTCAAGCCGTCCGTGGCCTTTCACCACGAAGCCCGAACGGTTGGAAATCACGACGGGCGAACGCCAGCCCTGATGCCGGATGATTTTCGCCAGCAGCGCAATCTGTTTGTCGGGATGCTTGTTCGGGTTGCGCGGGTTGGGGATAAGTCCCACAACGTCAGCGAGTTCGGTGTGGCTGCAATGCACGGGGATTGTGGAGGCAGTTGTCATAGTTTTGGAAAAAGGAAGCGGGTTTTTGAGGGTTGTTAGGGCCACATTCGGCGCGCATCGTTACCCCTTGGTAGCTTCAGGCATTAATAGATTCCTTACCGGGGGGTGGGTGGTAGGGGTGGCGGGGAGTGCCATAATGCGTGTCCTTTTGCGCTCTTGTGCTAAACAAACCTCTTCCAAGTGTCCTCTGCGTATGCAGCCCAGCTTACAGAAGGCTTGATTCCCTCTCTGGCGTCGCTTTCTAGGGCTTGCAAAACGCGCAAGGTCTTCTGACCCTGCCCTCGCGCTCGGACGCGCCATTTGCCGCCGTCGTTCGCGCAATCGGCATTCCCTAAAAGCTTCTTCATTCGCGCCATGATCCCTGCCTCGCTGTCGTCGTATCGGTCAACCTCGGCCTCACGCTCCCCGTCGTCTTGCAAGAGCTTTTCCCTTTGAAGCTTATAAGCTTTAGGAGAAGGAGATGGAGAAGGAGAAGGAGAGCCATCGTTTGCCATACCGTTTGCCATAGGCTGTGCCATCGGTTTGCCATTGGCTGTGCTATGGCTGTGCCATCGGTTTGCTGCCCCGTTCCGGCCAGCGATCACCCGGCTCTGGCGGAAGGCGGCTTGCTTGGCACGCACGTCCTCAAGCCGAGCGTTCCGCAGCAACCCGTCTTGGCCTTTAATAAACTTGGCCTTGACCCTAGCCAGCGGCGTCTCGCCTCGCCCGTAACTGACAAGCTCGGCATCGTCGTCAGGCAATCCACCCTCTGCCCATTGAGCGCAGAGGAGGCGCACATATAGCCCAACCTCTGCGTCGGTGAACTTCATTGTTCCCGCCACAAAGTCATCGGCATAGAATTGGAAAGCAGGCGGGTTCATTGTTAATTATTGAGCTATTGTTTGAGGTTTAGCCTTTCGTGCGGCTTTCACCGCCACGTCAACTCGCTTGAAATCATCGCACGCTGCCTGCACTCTTTCGGGATCCATCAGGCAGGCCTCGTCTAGGGTAACAAGCGAGTCCTCCATGCCTACCGAGTGAAGATAACCAACAAACTCCTCCTCGGTTATCTTTGTCAAATTAAGCAACCCGCGACTAAGTTTGGGCAGGTTGCCAGCCGCAGAATCAACTTCAACAGGCATCGCTGCCACTGGTGCGTTCTCTGTGTGGTCTGTCGGTTTGTCGGCCAAAAAATTAGGGGCGGCGTACGCCCGCTTTGCCTTGCGAACGGGGTCAGCAACCACTGACGAGATGTCAATTATCTCGTCGTCGCAATGAATCCCCATTGTTAGATCGGGCGCATAAAGTCGAGCAAACAACGTGGCGGCTCGGTAACGCAGCATCAGTTCAGGCATCGTCTTCCACTTGCTGCCGTTTTTGTTATACCAGCCCTCGGCTTTTGCCATATCGATAGAAACCATCGGGCCTTCTAATCGCTCGCCTGCTTTGTCAACTGCCCA